TTATTTTTTAGGGATGTATGTATATATCTTTCTATCTGCATCAGAAGCATGTCCTCCTGTTACATAAAAAACACCATTTTGATTACTCTTTTCTCCGACATAATCATAAACAATAATAAGTATCTTATTCCTATCGGCATTTGCTATATCTTCTTTAGAAGGGCCAGCTTTTCTTTTCATGCCTTTCATTTCAGACATTGGGGTATGTGTATGGAAAGAGGCGACCGGCTTTGCTGTAATAGGCACTCCGTTCACAGAAGGAGATTTGTCTCCAAGGTTCATATTACCTCTTGCTTTTCCGTTATTCTTCACTGCCGCACCATATCTTTTTTTACCTATATAATATTGCTTCTTCACAGGATCATAATAAATCCAAAAGCCAACTTCTTGCCTTTGAGTTTTAGTAGAATGCTTCAGCATGTCACTCCAAGCTTCCTCCAAAGCCTTTTTTACAGTTGCATCTCTTATTACTTCTTCAAGGTTCGGTAAAGAAGCTGATTGCTGTGGAGAAGACACAGAAGATGAACCACTCCTTTGAGGAGAAAAAATGTCATCAAGTCCAGGCAGTTCCTTCGGAAGTGCAAAGGGAATATTTTTCTGGGGATGTTTAAAAGGATCCTCAGAAGGCGTCGGCCGCTTACCGATAATGGTTACCTCAGGTAATAAATAACTAGAACCTAATGGACTGTTCTTAAAAATGTTTTTAGTTTCAAGAGTTGACATATCTATTTCACTGTCACAATTGAATAGAAAGCCTGAACGAGTATTGGCCAATACATCTTCTGGGAAATTATGTAAATACCCAACGAGGTCCCTCCGAGCGCCATCAATAATACGTAATATTTTTAAGCGTTCTTTCAGAAAAGAGTCAAACCCAGAATATTCCTCTGGAAGCCTTACCATATACAAGTAGACATCGTTCGAAGCGCGGGCTATTATTAAATAAGAGCATGTATCAGCCGTTATATCTACTACAGGAACGTAATATGAAACTGTATCGCTCCGCTCCCTTATAATCCGCGCGACATCCCAGTCCGGATAAGCGTAAAGGTTCCGTAAATCCGGATTAATATTTAAAAATTCATTTAATTGATTACCGGCAACCTGCATTGTCCATTTTTCCTTATCCTGTTGAGGTTCCTGTTCTTCATAACATGAACAGAGAAACAGAAAGGGAAGTATTGTAGCAATAGCATACAATAACCTTTTTATTCTCATATAAAACAAATTATTAATTAATACTACAAATCTTAATACAAGCGCTTGATATTAATAATACAATTCATGTTAAAACCATACTCAAAGCAAAGCGCAAAAAGAAGTTAAAACCTTATGATTCTTTCAATAGGCAGAAAATAGCGTTAACATAGATTTATTATAAAGACAGACATATTACATCAGTTCCTTATTGGACGAAAGCAATATTATCTAAACAGTAAATGATAGCATACTCTCTTAAACGGAGAAAAGGTCCGGATAAATATTATTAGCCGGCCAAGTACCAGAAAACGTACAAATAGAAATTATCTTTCCCTAAAATATCCAGCCTGCAAGTCAAGCCCCCAATGCTTCTTCTTAGGCACAACGGTATGATAAATATCATTCGTCACGGCCTATAGATGCTTCCAGAGGCCATAAAAATATGAAATACCCAAATTACAATTTGTACAAATTATCCAAATTGAATAAAAAAACATGCATAAAACATACAATGAGAATATATTTAGGATATGTTCACACTCATGGCATGGAAGAAAAACATATATATGATATTTTTGCTAATGCTAAGTACTTTATGAATACTGAACTCTGTGCAGTCTGGGAAGATCTAAGCAGAGTTTTTTGTTTGCTATGACATCCCTCTCCCTAAGTGTAAGGAGGGGGATGTTTTTATATCAGAGAGCTTAACTCAAAAAGGGAGTAGAGCAAATATACCTCCAATGACAACCGCTGCAACAAAAAAATATCCCGGCTCATTGCTACGAACCGGGATAACAAACTAAATAGAGAGACAAAGCAGAACTATCATTCAACAGATTCACCCTTTTCGTTCAGAAGAACTGTCACATCTTCAGTGGACTGGTCTTCCTTAGTGATTGTGAGCACAACCTTATAAACCTTGCCAGTCTCTTTCTCAGAGACGAAAGCCTCCTTTATTACAGCTCCTTCATAATTTTTACCCAAAGATTCCAAAACAGCTTGAGGCAAATCCTTCACATCGATCTTCGTAAACTCGTCCTGGGGAGACTGTGCCGTTTCTACACCTGTTGCGTTGTTGACTTCCTGTGCAAACACTACTGAACTACCTAATCCCATAATCATTGCCAATGCTACCAATACCTTTTTCATAATCATAATTTTTAATGGATATTTAATTTAATTGTTTCTCGTATTAATTATAAAACAAAATGAATGCCAAAGTAAGGGGAATAGCATAATTTGCTGTGGGAAAACAATTTATCCATTACAGGAAAAATCATAATTCGTGGAAAAGTGTGGAATTGAGCACCATAAATGGGGAATAATTACACAAATGGTAATAGTCCTGTCCATATATCTGGGACAATCACTATTTACTGATCTTTACGATCTCGCTATACTCAATTTCAGACTTCGGATTGAAGTTCACAACCTCCTGTCGGAAGCCCTTTACTCCCCACCTCCACCAAAGAAACCGATGCTTATAAATAGCATGTACAATCTGTGCAATACTGTCCCTTGATTCAATAGTCATTGAACTGTCAGCCATACAAGCATCCACTCGCAACCATTTATCATGATAATGAAAACACCCGACCGTATCAATCTTATAGACAAGACTATCTTTAGTCTTAATTTCTACCTTAGTAATATATTCCACATCTTTAGGTCGTAATTTTAATTCCTTGATGAGTTTGGCATCCTCTGCCCGATACTTCTTTAATTCTTTAACGGTGAGGTTTAAGGAAGACATCGAGGCAACATTCAAACTGTCTTTCATCTTATAACGCTTCACTTCGCCCATGAGAGCTTCAATATTGCCTGTCTGCCGGTCACGTTCTGCCCGGAGTATATGATTCTGCTGAAAGAGAACAAAAATCACGGTTAGCAATACAACTAATATCCAAGGTAATGTTTTCATTCTTCTATTTTTCTATTATGAACTTTCTCCGAAATAAGACGTTACTATGAAGAACTAATCTGTAAATATTCATACCAGGACGGCTTTCCGCTGTGAAGCACATAGCCGTCCTTCCTTCTACAGCCCCCATCCCGCCTCCACATCCGGCATTACGGCGGGAACTCCATTCTCAACTTGTGAGATTGCAGCCGCGAAAGCGCACATAGTGGCGCGGTCGTCCACACAGGGCACGTAGCTTTCGGGCACTTGCATCTCCAGGCACACCCGCCGGATGTAGGCGGCGGTGTCGTTCTCCGAAGGTGGCGCCCAGCGGCGGATGAAGTCGGCCACCGTGCGACAGCCATTCAGGCGGTGGTAGTTCTGCAGCAGCTTCATCAGGGCTCGGTAGCCGTAGGACATACTGCGGAACTGGCAGAAAGCCTTGTCCTTCGAGGGACGGACCTCCCCCTGCCACAAAGTGCGCGATAGGCGGATGTTGCCAGGATTATTGTTTCTAAGACCACGGGGTAAAACTGTCATTTCAAACCTCCTCTCATTTTAAACAGATCCTTCAGATAACCGAAGGCCTCGGTAGTCAGGAAAGAATAAATGAAAGCTATCGCCTTGTTGCGAGGCCAAAGGGAATGCGCATTGCGAAATATGTTCGTCACATAGAAAAGGCTGACGACCCATGTACCCCATTTGGCTATGGTGAACACCAATTCACGCTCATCATAGCCGGTTGTAGCCAAAGAGATTACAAAAAGGACAGCAAAGATAAATCCTAATTGTTTGGCGGCGGTAAACGCCTTTTTAAACCTGAAGTCATTCCCGGCATTCTTGTCAGCGGCTATACCCATAATGATGTTAAAGGTCCAGACAGACATAAGAACGAGAATCGCTACAGATAGAGGCTGGAAAGCCGCAAGAAGCAAAGCAAGAAGCCAGGTTCCGAATTGTTTCATCATTTCATCCATTTTATCTACATATATTAATTAACTTTCCATGACAAGCAAAGTCTCCACTTTCTCTTTGATTTCAGCCATGTTTCCAGGCATTTGAACACTCATGCTGAAATGTCCGTCCCTGATACTCGCACTGCCGACTACATTGTCATTGTCAACAATGTTATAGCTGATACTTGTCACTTCTTCCGTTTTCTTGCCACCTTCATAATTGCGGGTGACTGTTTCGTTTACTTTTACTAATTCCATAATATTCTTATTTTTTTAAGTTATTAATAATATCATCCAAGACAGGAAACAGAACCTCATGCACAACTGCACCGAAGGCTTGTTCGACATAAACTCTCAAGGCGGAAGCACTTTTTGAATCCAGCTCCAGGCTCCCGGTTTTGTACAGCCTCCGGGCCATTTCCAGCTCACCAAGATCTTTTGTCTTATTATAGATATAGTTGGCAAGACCTTGATAGTCCATGTCAACCTTTTCCATACTACCGTCAATCTTCTTGACCGTCACTGTTCTAAAATCAATTTTCTTCATTATTACATTATTTATCAGTTATTATTTTAAGAATCCGTCCACCAGGAGCACATGGCCTGCCAATATGCACCGTCATAGACAAGTCTTGCAATGTTGAAGCCGGGAATATAAATCTCTGTGCGGTAATCCTGGTTACAACGGATCGACTTGCCATTACCTCTGATGCCCACACCCCCACCGCTGTCTTTCTTTATGTACACAATTTTTCCGGGTGTGGGCGAGGCAGGCAGGGTAATGTTGATATGCGAGCTATTGGTACACGTAATCCAGGTGTCATCATTGGTACACGTATAAAAACTGCTTGTCCGTACTGCCTTTACGCTCAAGCCGCCGATACGGGTAGAGCCGATGAAATCAATAAGCTCACCGGTACGGGCGGTAAATGTGCAGTTACCGTAGCTTTCGATGGCTTTTCCACTTCCGAAATCATGCCGGCGATTGATTCATTTTCCTTCTCAATCTTTTGCTCCGCTGATTCGGGAGGGGGCACGCCTTTGAAGCCGTCATTTGCGAACTCCTGTTTCAAGTCCTTGAAATAAGCGTCCAAGTCCTCATCGTCCTTGATGGCACACCTCTTGGCGTAGTTTTCGGGAATACCATACTCCTTAGCCTTTGCCAAAATCTGCTCCTGACGGGTGACTTGCGCCTTTTCCTGCTTCAACGTGGAAACTTCCGTCAAAAGGCTCTTGTTGGAATCAATCAAGGATTGCGCCCATGCAGGCACATCGTCTTTCTTTTCTTCCGTTGTGGTAGTAATGGTAGTCTCGGCTGGCTTACCGTCTTTAAAGTTATGCTTCTTCTCGTAGTTAGCCACTGCGGTTTTGGAAGCATCCCCGGCACGGAAATCACCATAGGAATTAAGCACGTCCGAAAAGCTGATACCCTCAACAATGGAGTTTACCTTTGTCTCGTCCGTTACGCCCTCTGCCTTTTTAGTGGCAATTCGGGTGAGAAAAGCAGTATCTATACCCGGAAACTTCGTTTGTAGTCCTGCTAAGATTTGTTCTAAGATTGTCATACCGTATGAATTTGAATTATAATTTCATACGGTAAATTTCGCCATTAATGAAGTGAGTGAAAAATAATTGGATAGGCGATACACAACAATGAAACGATTGTCGTAAAATGGCATAAAAAAAGCGTGACCGAAGCCACGCCCAAACAAATATTATTATCTTATCAGAAACCCAGTATCGCAGATGGAGGAATATTCAGCACTCTACACAGCAACCTCGCAATTTTGAGAGTAGGCTCTGAACGACCAGAAATATAATCATTCACCCGTGAGGGACTTATTCCAATCTCACCAGCAAGTTGCTTCTGACTCATTCCTTTTTCTTCAAGAGATAACTCTATCAATTCTGCAACAGTTGGTTTTTCTATCGGATAATGTTCTTTTTCGTAAGCTATCACAATATCAGACATAACGGAGAGTTCCACTGCATTCTTATCATTTGCAGGAGTATTATCATCAACCAATGGCAGAAGTTCTTCTACTCTTGCCAAAGCAAATTCATATTGTTCTTTACTAACTTTATTCATATCCTGTATCTTAAATGGTTAAACAATCTATTTTATCATATTCTTTATGAGTGCACACTTTCCGAATAAAAATATAGCCCATTGTAAACTTTACAACTACTATCAGTCAATAATTGTTACCTCTAATGTTGAATACATAGTGCTGATTGCCTACATAATCAGCGGCAGGAAAATCTACTTTAATATCAGATAGGTTTTTCCATTCTGCTTTTTCTGCTATATCATACCAACGTTCTAAAGCTATGCGTGAATCTTCATAACCTTTCGTTTGGTAAAACTCTTTCAATTTCTTATGTGATACAATTCTCATATCTCATTTATTTGATGCAAAAATACGAATTAATTTTGAATTGTAAAACTTTTCCAGCATATATATATTATAAAATAGGATTTGTCAATAAAAAAGCGGAACAAAATAAGCTCCGCTCAATAGTACGATAAAAACATGAAGTAATGAATTATCCCTTTAGATTAGGAGAAGTCGCATTATCATTCTTGGTAGCCTGTTCCTCTTTTATCTCTGCAAGCTCGTCCTCTACTCTGTCCGCGTTCCCGGCAAACATGATACCTTCACGTGTAGACCAAATACCACCACGCACAGCGGAGACAGCATTAGTAACCTTGTCATTCAAGTCGTCAATCATATACGGAACGACTTCTGTTTCTATATCAATCGTCTGTGCAGCCTTGCTGAACTTGGTTGGATTAATAGCCCCTAAAGCGGAGACAATGAAATTCACACGCCTTTGCAGAAACTCTCCGATAACTTCACCGTGATTCTCAACACTCATATGTGCGCCCATGAACATAAAGCGGAAAGCCGTGCCAGATGCCTTACCAACACCTTTCAAGGTTTCAAAAGAAATACGTGGAGTGTTCGACATATCGTATGCCATATTAGTCAGAGTTTCCGCTTCAAATTTTACCGTATCCGGAACTTGGTTCCACGTCAGATATTGGGCATCCGCACCTTCTCCTGTGAGTTTGACCATTCTATCCTTAACTTTGCCCATGAATCCCTCTACATCGCCAATCAACTTCAAAAGAGGGAAGAAATGATAATCTATGCAGTCGACATAATTGAAAAGAAGCTTCTCTAACCGTACGCGGAAGGTCTTAATCTTCTTGCAATATTGCTCAGGACGGTAAGCATAGATAACCGGTAGCTTTGGGAACCCATGAGCAAAAGAAGTTCTTTCCTCATACCCCTTAGACAAATCCCATTGATAAACTGACTTGTCTGTGATAGTCATAAAGCAGGTGACTTCCGAATCATCCATGAGCTTCTTTTTGTACTCACGTGAGAAAGCTATAAAATCCCCTTCATCGTTGAAGAACGGATATAGCTTATCACCTCTGAATGGAGACCACAACACGCTTTTCAGTTTCTTGATAGGCTTTACCTTGCCTCCAAAGGTGGTCTTTACTTTCTTCCAAAACTTTGCCCAGAACGAATCATCATCGGTCACATACCAATATTCCGCTACTTCCTGCTCGGATAGCCAGGAACGGACTATCTTCTTGTTCTGATACTTGATTTTATTGGACTTGAATACAGTTTTGACCGCATCCAGCAGTTTCTTTTCATCATCATCAGTCGGAGTGCAATCCATAGACGGTTCTGTGCCGACCGTGAAAGCTGTTTGGATGTTCACGATGTCCTGCTCCAAAGGAATAGAGATACGGTTCACCGGTTCGGTCTTATACTTTGCTTCGATTTCATAAGTCTTACCAGTTTTTTCATCGAAGTGCTTCTCTGCTTCCTTTTCAAGAACCTTTCTGTCCGGGTACTTCTCTTTGTCAACCATGATTTCATGGCGTTCCGGATTCCAATCATCCCAAAGCTTACAACTGTCGGGAAGTTCAGTTTTCCTACCTTTCTTCAAATAGCTTATTTTCTGCCCAATATCAGGCAATGCTAATATTTCTTCTAAACTCAATGGCATAGTTTATATTTTTAGTGTGTGAATATTCCTGTTAAATCTTTCGGCTTCTGAATTTTGCCAAGAATAACCCCATATACATAATACCTAAAGGCATCGCATAGGTGGTCAGCTTGACCGTCCGCAGGTTGATTTATATATCTTCCGTCTTTGTCCTTATCCCAAACATACTTTCTCAATTCGTTTTGGAGATTGTAAGAACGTTCAGTAACGAAAATATTGAACTCTTTGGCTTTCTCTATCCCTGCCACGATAGAGCCTGCACCTTTTTCTACCGGATAAATTCGTATTCGTGAGTTTTAGTACCTGCCAAGATTTCATCAAAATACTTCTGTTTGATACTTAATGTGAGAATGTTCATAATCGTGTCGTTTTTTAAATTAATATTCATAGTTGCGGGGGATGAATTCGAATCACCGACCTCTACCAAGTCAAAGTAGCGAGCTGACCACGGCTCTACCCCGCGATTGTACCTCAAAGGTACAACCACAGCCAAAGATAACGAAATGTCTTCAATCGTTATACACGACAATCGGTTTATTGTCATGAACTAAGCCATTTATCACGCCTTTCTCTGCACGCCTCTAAGGTAGGCGCACAACAGGCAAAAAGTTCACCACTTTCAGTGCGATAGTCGTACTGGTCAACTTGGTAGTGTAGGTAGTGTAATTCTCTTTACCGGGTTGGCATACGCTGCAACCTCTTTCGTCGTTAATAGAGTTCATAATCACTATATTTAAAGTTTCGCATTCAATCTTTCTTCACTCGTATAAGCCACTATAAGCCCAGTTTCATCATGCTGTATCGTGACATATTTTTCACCCCTCTCTATAGTGGTAAAGTCGTACATAGAACATAACTTACCCAATACTTTGCCCAGTTGCTTCATCAATGGGGCTTCAGGGCTGATAACTAAAACTAAATCCGCTTTCATAATCGTGTGTATTGTGGTAGCCCGAAGGCTACCGGATTAAACTTAATTCAAAAATGATTCTATCAGTTTCTTTTCGCTACTTACCCAAATACCACCTTTACCAAGCCATTTCTCAGAGTAACCGCCACCGTCTTGGATAAATCTCTTCATCGAGTTGTATTCTTTACCATCAATGCTAATCATAATTTTAAAATATCTTGCAAATAGCCATTATGCCTTTATATTTTTGTGAAGGCATTGAGTTGTCTTCTAATAACGAACTGTGCAAAACATTGTATTCTACTCTTGTACTTTCACCGTTTACTTTAATTGACTTAATCATAATCTTCTTATTGCGCAGGGCTTTCGCCCTGCTGGATTAAACTTATGCTATATTTAATCTCTTAACTCTCATTTCGTTGAGTTCTGCTGCCACCTTATTAGCTGCTTCTTCTTTCACTTCTAAAGATGCCATGTTCTTATCATAACCATCTATTACCATATAATAATCTCTTGACTTCTTTACGTAAAACTCATTAGCTTTATGCTGCTTCATGTAACTTGTTGCCTTCATATCTTATATGTTTTAATTGTTATTACTTCGTTTCTGATGATGCAAATGCAATGATTAAAATCATACAATAAACAAATATATGTTATAATCGCATGATTATTATCATATATTAACAGAAAACATATAAGTATGATTATAATCTAAATATATTTTAATAAGAATGACTATATTCAATCAAAACAGCCAATTTTCATTTGCTTATTCAATTTTTACAGCTATATTTGCAACTGATTTAAATCATACGCACATGGAAGTAAAGACAATAATCAAGCAAAGGGGTTTCACAATGGAAGCCGTTGCAAAAAAAATGGGAATAACAAGAGTTACGCTCGCCCAGAACCTTAGTAGAAATCCAACAGTAGGAACATTACAGAAAATAGCAGATGTTATAGGATGTAAGGTTGGAGATTTTTTTGCTGATGAAATAAATATAGATAAAGATGAACTCACCGCCCTAATCCAACACAAAGGAGACTTCTACAAAGCCAATACAATAGAGGAGTTAAAGAAAATTGTGGCTGAGATAGAAGAAAAAGCCTATTAAAGTTTCCAATAACGGAAACTTTAATTATATTTGCAACATTAAACAGCAATAGAATGGAACAAAAACCGAAATTTCAAGTAGTCTATATGCAAGAAGCAATAGAGTTTCTTCAATCTCTGAACGAGAAAGTTAGAGACAAAATAGCCTATAATATCGGAAAGAGTATGCTTGTTTTAGATAAGGAACTTTTTAAGAAATTAGACAATACGGATATATGGGAGTTCAGAACCATATATAACGGGATGGCATACAGGTTGCTTGCATTTTGGGACACAGATACCGATACTTTGGTAGTGGCTACTCACGGATTTACAAAGAAAAGCCAAAAGACACCACCGAAAGAAATAGCGAAAGCACAAGAAATAAGAAAAAAATACTTTAACTCTAAAAATAAATAGTCATGGCTAAAATGAAGTTATATACCCACGAAGAAATGTTAGATGCCGTAGTAGGTGCTAAAGGTACTCCAAGACGGAACAAATACGAAACAGATATAAATAACTTCCTCATTGGAGAAGCTATCAAACAGGCAAGAGAATCGAAGAATCTTACACAAGAGCAACTCGGAGAACTCATGGGAGTTCAAAAGGCTCAAATTTCCAAGATAGAAAGCGGAAAAAGCGTTACTTTCTCTACAATAGTAAGAGCTTTTAAAGCTATGGGAGTAAAATCCGCTAACCTTGAATTAGGTTCTTTGGGAAAAGTAGCATTATGGTAATAACCAACTATGGATAAAAAAGAACTATTTATTTGCGAATGCAACAGCATCGAACATCAGATGATTATGTCTTATTTCGATGATGAGAAAGAAGTATATTGTAGCGTGCACCTAAAGCCTGAAAGAAATGTATTCAAACGCATTATCCATGCAGTAAAGTACTTATTCGGACATCGGAGCATATACGGAGATTTTGACGAATTTATATTCAATCCTGAAGATGTGGAAAGGCTGCAAAGCGTAGTTGACCATTTGAGAATAGAAAAGCCGGAGCACTAAACCCCGGCTTTCAATTGATTAGCCCTTTGAATCTTAACCGATTTACGATTTCGGTGTAAAGATACTCTATATCTCTACTAAAATCCCCATAATTCTGATAGAGAAACACGACATCAGCACAGTTGTCGGAAATTGTACATTCAGACTGGATGCCAAGAACCTTTGCGATTTCAGGTCGTAGTCCGGCAGTCATTTTCCCGCCGGCAAGAGAGCTTGGAGAAAACAGATACAAGATGATGAATATAAACTTCTTCCGCTGTGTCACACTGTCAACATTTGGCGGGCATCCCTTCTCATTCAGTAACTCAATGAATATTCCATAGATTTCACGGATAAGGCTTTTGTCTTTCAATAGCGGTGATGTCAAAGCGCTTTCTTCCCCTGAAATTACAATCATCGTCCAATACCCGGAGGAATACTTTTCCATAATCCCTGAATTTAGAATGTTGCTCGTCATCGAGAGCAACAGCTTTTACCGTTACTCCTCTTCTGTCAACGTATTTAACAATTACACCTTTTCTCATATTATGATTGGTTATTCCGTTAAATTCAAACTTTGATTTACGAAATAAGGCTTACCAGCTAATATTCTTACACTTAATTTGCGATTATTCAAGCCGATAATCACAACTGCATCACTAAATACTGTAGCAAACTCTTCTCCATCTTCCAACTTTGCATCCTGACCGAATTCGGCTTCAAATTGCTCCATTGCCAAATCAATGACTTTCTTTATTTCCATATTATTTTTTTATGATGACATTATTAAACTTCGCAATACGTCAACAGCACCCTGTCACAATGCATCGCATTCCTTATCTCGTCCCTGAACTTCTCTAAATCGGAAGTCTCAAGTTCCTCACAGATAACAAGCTTTGAATCACCCGTGATTATCTCTTGCTTTAAAATCAAGTATTTCATACGGCATCATCCAACAAATCAAACAATGTCGGGGCACTCACTTCCATTTCAGCTTCATAGAGGTATGAAAGGCTGTCCTTCCAATAATCGTAATTGAGTTCGGTAGAAAGCCCTTTACGTCCCAGTCTAATGGCACAATAAGGTACAGTGCCGATACCTCCGAACGGGTCAAATACCAATCTCCTTTATTGGAATACCGTTCAATCAATCTTTCCACAATATCGAGTTGAAGCGGGCAGATGTGATTCTGGCGTTTCTTCTGCGACTGCTTAGTATTAAGCGTTCGCATCCGGGTAACATCGTCCCATATCCACGGTTTTTTGCTTACCGGGTCAACGGCCATGAATGTCTTAGGTAACTTCCCATAAGCTTCCAATTCTTCCGCAAAGGCAACATGTTCTTCATAGTTGTAGATATGTTCATGCTCGTAGTTTCTGAACAGGTGGCGTATCTTGTCGATACCCGCACCTTTCATGTCCTCATAGCTCAACAGTGAGTTACCGGACGACTTCCAGCTTGCATGGGCATCTATCTGCCAACGGGCAAGCGAGTATTCGCTCTTATCCTTAGTCACAGGCAAATCTGCATAAGCTCGTGAGGTATCGGAAGGCAACTTACGGAAAAGAAGCACATATTCCGGACAACCGATACCCATCTTCGAGCCGTCCTTGCACATTTCTGTATAGCCCAAACAATACTTGTTACTATCAAGTCAACGGAATTATTATCCATTTTCTGACATTCTAATACATTGTCATTGTTGATAGCTCTCCAAAGTTTACCGGGCTTCTCTTCACGGCTGGCGAACATCCACCGCATCATCTTTTCCTCGGCCTGTAAACCGAACAGACCGTTTTCACGGACTATACCGGTCATCTTGGCTACCATCTCACGGTGTTGCGCCCATTTATGCATAAAGCTCTTGTATATCTCACCTTCACTTTCAGCATAGACGAGATAGAGGTCAACCGGATGCTGCTGCATGAAGCGGTAAATACGGGCTATTGCCTGAAACTTGTCATTAAAGCGATAATCAATAAACCTGATTGCCTTATGGCAGTGGTACTGGAAGTTAAGGCCTTCACCCAACATCTCAGGTTTGGCGGCCAGATATTTCAGACGGCCGTCCTTGAAGTCCGCTATCACCTTGTCGGCTTCATCATCATCCTGTGAGCCATATACAGCCTTACAGCCGGCTATTGCATCGCATAGAGCCTTCCGTTCATTTTCCAAGTCGTGCCACAAAAGGAAATAGTCGTCCTTGTTTTCAGGACGAGACACACATTCTTTCACTATTACAGCAATACATATATAAGTAATAGGATAGAAATCCCTCACATCACACTGAAAGACCTCCGAGAAGATAAATACTTCTCCAGCCATCCACTTATTAGAAAGAACTTTCAAGGGGTAAACGGATGGTCTATGAGCAACGAGGATTATTCAGAACTTCTGCGTATGATACGAGCAAAAGGATTCAATACAGAAACCTTGTCAAAGCTATACGCCCCGACATTGCCTAAAGGAATAGTTATAGAGTGCGAGCATGATGTGGAACTCCAATTATTAGAACCGTTATTAAACTCTATGAGATGGTATGAAAATAAAGACTTCATTCGGCAGCTAACAATTCAAGCAGGAAGAGGGCATCGAGTGTTTCCGTCTTATGCGATAAGGAAGGTTTGATTGTGTATGAGAAGAAAGACAGCTTCGACCGGGACGTATATAGAAAATTCCATTGGGGAGAATTTGAGAATCCTGATGTATTCAACGAATTAAATAACAAACTAAATATTTAAGATTATGATTGACTTTCTAACCATCGTACTCCTCGTATTCGGAGTCCTGCAAATCATCCTCTTCTTCAAAGTATGGGGAATGACAAATGACATCAAAGAGATAAGAAACAAGTACCTCAAAGATGAGGATGCAAAAAGAATAAAAGAAGCGGAATATGACCCAACTCCTAAAATCAGCAATGGGTCTAAACCGACAATATAA